GCTCAACATGCAGCGCTGGTTGTGGTCGCACGATTGCGACATTGCCGTTTTCGGCCACAGTCACAACCAGAGCCTGCAAAAAGAGGCGGTGGAGCGAGTAAATCGGGGCTACGAGGTGGAGAACATCAACCGTTATGGATGTTATGCCGGGACGTTTCTCAAGTCGGGGGCGAAGGACACCGATACCTACTCAGAGATCAAGGGCTACTTCCCCTTGCCGGTGGGGGGCCGTATCGAGATCATCCTGCGACCGCACGCCTCAGACCCATTGCAGCAGGTCAGGATTATGAGTACGTGAAAACCGTTATCACCTATCGAGAGCTATTGGAAATCATCACCGGCCGCATGTTCCTGCTGACCAACGAGCGCCCGGTGCTATGGACCTGGTGCCGGATGCTGAAATGTACCCGGCGAGAATGGCCAGTCAACAGGAGTTGGAACTGATGGTGCTTTGGGAAGTCTCCATAACCGACGATCACAACGGTCGGGTTGTGGGCTACGTGGTCGAAACCGGCGCGGATGATAGCCCGCCGGCGGCGATGGCAGCGCGGGCGATTGCCGAGAGCCATTACCGGGCTGAATATGACGTGGCCGGCTCGCTAATTGTCGAGGCGCGTTACAAGGGCCGGCGTGTCGAACTGAGCGGGCACGTGTGGAAGTGTCGCGTCATGCAGCGCCGGCAGATAGCCGACTATGCGACCGCCTGAAGGGTGTAATTATGAGTGACAATGATGATCCTCGTAGAGCATTAAGAGATTGTATGGATGATCTTCGTAGAGCATTAGGAGATTATGTGGGTGAAGATGATGAAATAGAGCGAGTTGCCTGGGAGGGATGGCAATGCCCTGTTTGTATGAAAGTGTGGGCACCGTGGGTAGCTGCTTGTGATTGTCATAGTTTTAGAACTTCGACGGCTGCAACTCAACATTATTATGAAACCGCCTGAGCTACAGGTGTATGAGGTCATCGCCTGCTTGATGGCCCAACACGGCTATCCGCCCACGCTGGCGGAGATCGGCGCGGCCTGCGGGCACACCAAGAACTGGGCCTGGCGCCACGTGCAGAAATTGAAGCAGCGTGGGGTGATAGTTGGGGGGAAGGGGAGAGCGGCGCGGGCGCTCTGGCTGGTGGGATAGTCTGACTTATGGCTACTAGGAAAGGAAAGATAGATGCATCATTCGAGTAGTGGATTATCAGACGAAGCACGATGGATTCAACAAAAGCGAGATGCCAGAGTCAGAGGGGAGGATCTTGGGGCCACCGGGCGATTTCCTGGGGGCAAGCTGGATGAGAGTGACGAGGGTGAATTGGCCTTCGAAGTGGTAGCATACCAGGGTAAAGTTGTCATCAACTTTAATAAGTCGGTTCATTGGCTTGGTATGGATGCCGAGCAGGCCCGTTTGCTGGCGCGTTCACTGATGAGCCGGGCAACACAGGTAGAAAAGGAACGGAAGCCACGGAGGCGATAGAACAATGAAATGCTTTTACCACTCAGCAGACCTTGATGGACATTGCAGCGGGGCAATCGTCAAGTATTTCCATCCTGGCTGTGAGCTATTCGGTATTGACTATGGTGATACATTCCCGTGGGATGATATACGTCGAAATGAAAAGGTTATCATGGTTGATTTCTCGTTGCAGCCTTGGAAAGATATGCAACGATTGGACGCTATGACCAACTTGGTCTGGATTGACCATCACAAAAGTGCTATTGCCAGCCAGAAAGCTGAACCACTAAAAACCGCCAAGGTAATATGGGGGCAGGGAAATGCAGCTTGTGAATTGACCTGGGCACAGTTGTTTCATGGCAATAAGGTACCAACTGTGGTACATCTGTTAGGCCGTTATGACGTGTGGGATCACAGCGACCCGAATACGTTGCCGTTTCAGTATGGCTTGCGACTGGAAGATACCAACCCTGAAAACCAGGTGCTCTGGCGTAGGTTATTTCAGTCGGAGGAAGAAATAGCAGGTATTTTACTGAATGGTTCGACTGTCTTGCGCTATATCAACCAGGAATATGAGAAATACGTCCGAACCTGTGCTTTTGAAACCGAGCTTGACGACTTGCGCTGTATTGCCGTCAACCGAATGCTGACCAATTCACAGGTATTTGACTCGGTATGGGACGCTGACCGCTATGATGCCATGCTCACTTTCGGCTGGAAGAATGGCAAGTGGACAGTCAGCTTGTACTCTGACAAGGATGACGTAGACGTGTCACAGATTGCTAAGGCACGGGGCGGTGGGGGGCATAAGGGGGCAGCGGGATTCCAGTGTCAGGATTTACCTTTCGAGTTAACATAGTCACGATAAGGGCGATTATGCCGACTAAAACCGGGCAGCATGTGAGGAGCTGATGGCGACGGCGATCTGGCGGCGGCTGGGGGAGGCGATGGATGCGGCGAAGGGCGGAAGGGAGATCAGCACGGTGGAGATGCTGGGGCGGTTGGGGCAGCGGACGTGAAGCGGATAAGCGGATGTTGGCGCGCGAACGGTTTGTTCGAACAAAGTCGGGATAATCTGACTTATGGTTACTAGGGGCGACTGAATGAGTATTTGCTTTGACGTAACACTTGAGGACGGGCGCATAGCTCATTGCTGGCGTGCCGTCGAACAACCATATCAGGATTGCCAATTTAGCGCGGGTCTGGTCGAAGGGATAGAGCCTGACACCATATACTTGCGTATGGAGAGAGATGAGGATTGGCAATTTTTTCTGCGACCGGACGAGGCGCTGGCGCTGTTGCACTGCCTGACCGGCGCATTGTGGTCAGCGGAGATTATTAAGTCAAATTCAGGAAACAGTCACGATAAGGACGATTTTACCGGCTAGGGGGAATGTGTGATATGGCATATGAGACGACTTCTTTCCAGGATATGAATAGACCGTATCCTACATGCGCCTACTGCGGCAGCACACTAAATCTCGACATCGATAAATGTCCTTATTGTGGCGGCGTCCTTAATCAGTGGCTCTCGGTTACTGAATCATGGTCCAATGGGACACGTGATACAGAAATAACGGGTGGCGCGATATATGTTGATTGGAATGAGATAAGACGGGGCTAGTGGGATAGGCTGACTTATGGTGACTAGAAGATGTGCAACATACAAACCATAGTATTTTTTGACACACTGGAACAGGCAGCCGTCTACCTAGAGGCGGGCGGCGACTACATGTCAGCGGAGCGCTTGCGCTTAATCGCTGATGCGATATTTAGCCGACCTGACATCTTCAAGCTACTGCAAGAAGCGATGGCTGACATTCTGGTAGAGAAGGTACGGAAGCCACGGAAAGGCCAAGATGGTAACCCTTGAGGATATTCAACAGGAATTTCCCAATGCCAATTATGCACCGAATCCAGAATGCAAATATTGCGGGGGAACTGGATTTGAGGGTCCACGTAAGGTTATAGTGGCGCGTGCTGACCAGTCCGGAGACATTCATGTAGTGACAGAGGAGCGACCAAACGAGGGTCATCAACCATGTGTTTGTATCTTTGTCGGCGGGGGTTCTCAAATGCAGGAATTTGTTAGGGAAAGCCTAAGTAAGTTGGCTACTGAGGAATTGTCGAAATTGCGGCAAGAATGACCCTCGTTTGTACATAGTAACGGGTGGCGCGATATATGTTGATTGGAGAGAGCTAAGGCGGGGCTAGTGGGACAGGCTGACTTAATTACCTTAATTAGATATGATTGGTTGGTATGTATAAGTATTGTTACACTAACCAAACATAATCTTAGTAGGAAAAAGTGGTGATTGACGAAATCCTTATGGATGCTATACGGATTATACCAAGCAGAGGGCCAACCATTGCCCATTCCCGACGTGGGCCGTGCCGGTTTCGGGCCTGGCGGGGCGGTGCCGTTCACTCAAGGCTCCAGGCAGCCCCGGACGCTGATCTCGCCAATCAGTAGCCAGGAACCAACACGCCTGGGTTAGGCCCCCTACCCTACCCTATTATACCATAAACCGTGTAACAATGTCAAGGACTTGTCAAGGTAATGAACAACAAGAAAGATCGGCCTGAAACCAAGAAGGAGCGCAACGACCGGCTAATCCGCGAGGTTGACGAGGCGCTGACGGTGTGCGAGCGTGAGGTGAGGAAGCTGTTAGCCGAGCGTGAGAGCGATGAGGGATAGCGGTGAACTTTTGGCAAGCCGTCTATGTGTTGCTGGTGACGTTCTGGCAGTGGGCGCCGGCGTGTGCCTTTGGCGTGCTGTTGGGCGGGCTGGGTGTGTGGGCGGTATGGATGAATTGGGGGCGTTGATCTGCGCCCGCTTGACCGGGCGGCCCCGGCGCGGGGCGGCGCTGAGCTTGGCACGAAGGGTGGCTAGTGCCAGAACTGGAGGCGGGACGTGGGTGAGGCTGGGGTTGTGAGCAACATTGTTGACATACCCATTGAATTAATTGATCCATCACCTTACCAGCATAGGCGGTCATTTAGCCCTGCCAAGCTGAAAGAGTTAGCAAGTAGCATTACAAGGGACGGTTTAATCCAGCCGGTTGTGCTGCGAGTGCCTAATGGCAATGGGCGCTATGAATTGATAGCTGGTGAGCGTCGCTGGCGGGCAATGCAACTTGCCGAATTGCCAACCATTCTGGCAAGACTGGTTGACGTTTCAGATATTCAGGCCAGGCGCATGTGCGCGGCTGAAAACTTGCAGCGTGAAGACCTATCAGCAATTGAAGAGATCAATGCCATTGTCGAGATGGTAGACGCGGAGTTGATAGAAGATGGGGATTATCGGCGGTTGGGTGAGACGCCGGTTGAACGGGTGAAGTGGTTGCTTGGCAGGATGGAATCGTGTCGGGTAAATGATGTTTCTTATGACAACTTTATACGCAAAATTGCGTATAAAGTAAACATAACATTTAGCAGATTGCCCAAGCCAATACGGTGGGACTCGTTTTATCGCCATGATCTCCCTCTTGTTACTAGTATTGACGACGATGTAGCAGAGTTTGCAGCGGAAAACAAGCTGAATAAGTCGCAAACCAGGGAGACGCAGCGGTTAAAGAAGCAAGCGCCTGAGATTTTTGAGAAAGCGAAGGGCCGCAGGGATGAAGATGGAAGGGCAATAATCACAACGGGTATATTTAGCCCCGAAGATGTGCCATTCTCTGATTTAAGCGCACGGGAGATTAATCGATTGCCCTTTCAGCGAAGCGTAGTTCGATCAGAGACCAGATCAGAGGTAATTCATATCTCAGACGACAGTTACGAGTGGTATACACCGCCAAAGTATATCAGTGCCGCACGTAAGGTTATGGGAGATATTGATTTAGATCCAGCTACTAGTGAAGAGGCGCAAGAGGCCGTAAGGGCAACTCGCTATTACACACAGCGGGTGGATGGTTTACGGCAATCGTGGCGTGGGCGGGTTTGGCTTAATCCCCCATATAACATGCCGCTTGTAGAGCAGTTTACCAATAAGGCGATTGAGAGTTATAAGTCTGGTGATGTGACAGAGGCTATCATCCTGGTTAACAATGCGACAGATACAAAATGGTTTCAATCATTGCTGGATTACCCAATTTGTCTTGTTCGGGGGCGTGTTCAGTTTTTCAACCCATATGGACTGACATTACAGACAAGGCAAGGGCAAGCTATTTTCTACCTTGGGAATAATATAGGCAGGTTCGCAGAGGTGTTTTCTAAATTTGGGCCTGTGTTGTGCAAGTATGACGATCAACAATCTTGAGAAGTTTATCTCTGGTTTGTGGGATTGGGCTATTCTAGATGGTTGCTTTGGTGAGTCTAGAATAAAACCATCTGATATTGATGGAATAGTAGAGCGCAATGGACACTTTCTTGTGCTTGAAACAAAGGACAGTGGCGCTAGCTTACCAAAGGGGCAGGAGATAATGTTCAAGCGAATGGCGGAGACTGGGCTTTTCACGGTTATGATTGTATGGGGTAAGACTGATCAGCCGGAGCGATTGCGGGTTATACACAAGAAGGGTGATAGGGATATACCTTGTGATATAGAATTGCTTCGAGATTGGGTTGATCGTTGGTACAAATACGCAAACGGGATATAGATGCGATGACTCCCACCACCTTCCCTGCTGTCGTGCAGAAGGTACAGACGTTAGCGGATGGCGGGTTGCGCTTCACGTTTGACGCATCCGAAACCGAAGTGCTGGCGGCGGCAGAGTTGATGGAAGCCAAGCGGCTGGGCGTGATGTTGCGAGTAACGGTAGCACAAGAACATGGACAAGACACAACTATTGGTAGGACAGAGACAAAAAGGCGAGTCACGTAAGGCTATCATTGCGTGCAATGATTATCTGCGCATGGGGCCTGGGCGGTCGCTTGCCAAGTTGTGCGTACGCTACCGGGCTGCTACTGAACTGCCACCGACAAAGCGACTAAAGACCCTTAAGGATTGGTCCCGGCGCTATGGATGGCAGGAACGGGTAAGCGCTTACGAGGCTGAGCAGGAACGCCAGAAAAATGAAAAGCGGCGCGAGGTTATGGAGAACGGACTGTCGCTTGACTTTGAACGTGTGGATGAGTTGAAGGTGTTGGCGAAATTCCTGATTGACCAGGTTTACGAGCAAGGCGAAACTGGTGTGTTCCACAACGTGTGGTTGCCAGACGTGAAGCAGGTTGGCTCAGGCAATAGTGCCGAGCGTGTGGATATTGAACGGTTTAACGCGGCAATCATCAGCGAATTGCGTGGCGTGCTTGACGACTTGGCGAAAGAGACGGGTGGACGTGTAGCCAAGCAGGAAGTAAGCGGCGCGGGCGGCGGGCCGGTAGAAATCAAAGTGATCTATGACGACCATGACGGTACAACTTAAGCGCCCGCACGCCAAGCAGGCGGCTTTCATCGCATCCCCTGCCAAGCGCAAGGTCATCAGGGCCGGGCGGCGCGGGGGGAAGACAACCGGCGCGGCGGTCCTGGCGGTGCAACAATTCCTGGATGGCCGGCGCATCCTGTATGCCACGCCCACCCAGGAGCAGGTGGAGAAATTTTGGACCGAGTGCAAGTGGGCGTTGGATGAGCCCATCGGGGCCGGGATATTCTACAAGAACGAGACAAGGCATATCATCGAGCTACCCGGCACTGAGCAGCGCATCCGGGCCAAAACGGCCTGGAACGCTGATACCTTGCGCGGCGACTATGCCGACCTGCTGATATTGGACGAGTACCAGTTGATGAAGGCCGACGCCTGGGGGCTGGTGGGCGCGCCGATGCTGATCGACAACGACGGCGACGCGGTGTTCATCTACACCACCAAGCGCGGGCGCAATCACAGTAAGGAGTTGTTCGAGCAAGCCCAGGCCGACGCGACCGGGCGTTGGGAGACCTTCGTCTTTAGCAGCTTCGACAACCCGCACGTGAGCCAGGAGGCGCTAAGCGACATTACCGGCGACATGACGCAGTTGGCCTACCGGGCCGAGATACTGGCCGAGGAGATAGACGACGACCCCGGCGCGCTGTGGGACCGGGGCAAGATCCCCCACGTGGCCGGGCACCCTGACCTGGTGCGCATCGTGGTCGGGGTGGACCCGCCGGGCAGCGCGGGCAACGAGTGCGGCATCGTAACCGCCGGCAAGCTGCGCGTGGGCGACGTGTGGCATGCCTTTGTTCTGGAGGACCGCAGTCTCAAAGGCAGCCCACGCGACTGGGGCCGGGCGGTGGCGACCGCCTATCACCGCAACCAGGCCAACTTGGTGGTCGGCGAGGCCAACTATGGCGGCGATATGGTGGAGAACACCATCCGCAGTGTCGAGGACGGGCAGCGCATCGCGTATAAGTCAGTGCGCGCCAGCCGGGGCAAGGCCATCCGGGCCGAGCCGGTGGTGGCCCACTATGAGCAAGGCCACGTGTTCCACGTGGGCGAATTTGCCCAGCTCGAAGACGAAATGTGCAACTGGGTGCCGGGCGAGTCGGATTGGTCGCCCAACCGGCTAGACGCCCTGGTATGGGCGCTGACCGAGCTGATCGTAACCGGCCCGGCCAAAGCCAAGGTGAGGATGGTCGAATGGTAGATATTACAAAATCAGTAGAACAAGCCCAGGCGGATAGCCTGCAAGCCCGCGCCACGCAAGAGGGGCAGGGCCGCTCGCCGTTCTTGATGCTCATGGCCCACGCCGGCGAGATCATCGCCCCCTGGTGGAGCAAGCGCCGTGATTTTGACCTGGATCGCTTTGCCAAGCAGAGCGACCATTTCAGCGGCGCCGTCTACACACTGACTGCCAAAATGGCCAGCGTGCCCTTCCGGGTCGAACCTCGAGACGCTTCCGTTGCCGCTCACCGCAGACTGGCCGAGGAGTACCAGGCCCGGCTTGAGGGTGAGGCCGAATTTGGTATGGGCTGGCAGGAGGTCATGACCCGCGGCCTGCGCGACCTGTATGAGCAGGATAACGGGATGTTCTTCGAGGTCATCGGCGGCGGCTCCAAGGACGGGCCGGTTCGTGGCTTGCCGGCCGGCCTGGCTCACCTGGACAGCCAGCGTTGCACCCGGACGGGCAGCGTCGAATATCCGGTGCTGTACGACGACATTGACGGCAAGCTGTACCGGCTGCACCGCTCGCGGGTGCTGTACCGCGCCCAGTTGCCCAGCCCGCGGGCGGATATGTTCGGCGTCGGTTTTTGCTGGCTGAGCCGGTGCATCAACGTAGCTCAGGCGCTGGTGGACGTGCTGGTGTACAAGCAAGAGAAACTCGGCAGCCGGCCCAAGCGGGCGCTGGGCATCACCAAGGGCGGCCTGGACCCGGACGCCGTGATCCAGGCGCTGGCGCTGGCCGACAGCGTGATGGACTCGCAGGGGCTGCGGCGTTACTCGAAGATCCCCTTCGTGGGGGACGAGACCTTACCCGACGCCGACCTGGAGCTGGTTGACATGGCCAGCCTGCCGGATGGGTTTGACTATGAGGACGAGGTGACGCTGGCTATGTTTGCCATCGCCCTGGCCGGCGCGGTGCCCCCGCGCTGGCTGTGGCCGGCCACCACGACCGGGGCCACCAAGGCCGACGCGATGTACCAGCACGTGGCCGGCCTGACCGGGGGACCGGGGGCTACATTGCAGATGATTGCCACCATGCTGGGCGGGCCGGCGCGCGGGGGGCCAGGGCTGATGAGCGACGTGCCCCGCTTCCTACCGCCCCAGCTCAAGATTGAATTTGACTTTCAGGACGACGAGCAGGACCGCATCAGCGCCGAGATTGACAAGGTGCGCGCCGAGGGCCGCAAGCAAGACCTGGACACCGGCGTGATTAACGTCCGGGTGGCGCGTGAGCAGATGCTTAAATCGGGCGAGTTGGATGAGGACCAATTCGAGGAGTTGGAACTGGACGAAGGCCGCCTGCCCGACGGGATGGACGTGCTGACCTTATTCTACAGCGGCGACGGTCAGACACAGGGCATGTTGAGCATCGACGCCCAGGGCGACCCGCTGGACGTGGCGGACAACGACCCGGCGGTGTGGGTGCCGGCTATCGACAAGCAATTGCGCACCGTTGAACCGCTGGCGGTCAATGCGCCCAACGCCGGCTTGCGGCGCAAGGCACGGCGGGCGGTGGTGGCGTTGCAAAAGCTGAGGGACCTGTACGAAGCGCCAGAGGATGAAACGCCCGACACTGAGCCGATGGAGGAAAGCCCGAATGTGCCGGAAGAGAGCCAGGCCCCGCCCGAGCCGCCGGTGGATGAGGCAGAGGACGAGCTAAAAGACCTTGTGCCTGTGGTCGTGCCCGAGTGGTTGGAACAGGTGCCCTATGCGGCAATGAAGGGCGCTATCCCCGGCGACGTGCTGTTGGCGGCCTCCAATGGGGGTCTGACGGTTAGCCAGCGTCAAGTGTGGGATGGCAAGCTGGCATTGTTGAAGGCGCTATATGAGCTTTAACGCCTTCCTCCGCCTGTTCGTCAAGGGCAGCAGCGAGGGTCACTACCGGGCCGCGCTGCGTTCCGCTATCCGTGGCCTGTGGACCGGCGAGTATGATTACGACTGGTTTTTTGACAGCATGATCACCAATATCCGCCTGCACCTCACGCAAGCCTGGCATGAGGGGGCCAAGGAGTGCGGCATTCTACCCGGCGAATTGACCCAGGCCGAGCGGGTGGAATTGCAACGCAACATCCAGTATGAGACCCAGTGGATTGAGGGGCTGGGGACGGCGATTGAGGAAAACAGCAAGGCCAACGGGGGCAAGCTCGGCCCGCTGTTCAACCGGATTGAAGTGTGGATCGGCCGCTATGAGGGCATCAAGGCCAACGCCAAGGTGATGGCCTGCAAAGATAGAAAGCTCAGATGGACGCTGGGAGAAGCTGAACATTGCGCGAGTTGTTTGAAACTGGCGGGCAAGGTCAAGCGGGCATCGTATTGGCATGAGCGCGGCATCCTGCCTCGGGTGCATAATGCGCCCTACCTGGAGTGCGGCGGGTGGCGGTGCCAATGCACGCTTGAGCCGACCGACGAACCGGCCAGCAAGGGACCTTTGCCCAGTTTACCGTAAAGGAGTAAATACCTATGGCAACCACCAGACTAGAACGCGGCAACGTATCGCGGGTAGCCAACGCCTGGAATGGGCTATTTAGCGGCACGCTGACCGCCACGACCACGCCCCAGCCGCTTAGCACCACCAGCCGGCACATTATGGAAGTGCTGGTGCAGAACGACCCGGACGGTCAGACGGCGGTATTCATCGGCGACGTGCGGCGGCAACTGTACCAACTGAACGGCGGCGGCAACGTGACGGTCAAGGTCAACGACCTGTCCGTGGTCTACGTGCGCACCGATGCAGGCACGGCGACGGTCAACTACCTGGCATTCGAGTAATGGGCGAGGTCTTTGTCGTCAAGGGCATCAAGCCCCAACGCCTTAAGGTTGACGCCTACCGCCAGGCCATCTTAAATGCGCTGCGTGCCGAGGGCGCCGATCAGCGCCGGGTATTGCGACAGACCACCAAGACCTGGAAGGGCGAGAAGCCCAAATTTGAGACGTTGGTCGGGCTGGAGCGTGGGCCTGGCGGCTCGGCCAGTGTGCTGACCGGGCCGACCGGCAGTGACGAGGCGGTCAATAAGTGGCGATGGCTGGACGAGGGCACTAAAATCCGCTGGGCGCTGATGTCTACCGACTGGCGCAGCAAGACCAAGCCGGGCCGGTTCAAGTCGGGCCGGGGTAGAGGTCGGGTAGTGATTGCCGGCCGGCGGGCGATGACCCAGCGTGGCATCAGGCCCCGTCCGGGCATCCAGGCCCGCAACTGGTCGCAGACGCTGACCAAGCAGCGCAAGCGCCCGTTCACCCGGCGGCTGATCCGGGCCATGCAGGGAGTGGAGGCGTTTTAGATGACAACCAACAATCAGGCGTTACACCTCCGGCCGGCCTGGCAGAAACTAGCCGCCCGGTTGCAGCACGAAGCGCGCAAGTCGAGCGGCTATGCCATCGTGAGCATGACGGGCATCCTGGTCAACGCTAACGGCGACCCGGTGGTGTGGACGGAGCCGAAGCTGACCAAAATCGAGCCGAAAGCGGCGTGTGATATGGAGACGCTGATCGCCATCTTCGGGGCGGATGGGCGGGGGTTCTAATAAGGAGCATGAATATGCAAGTATTAATTACTCTTAGCGAAGGCAAGTTCTATGTAACAACTGATGAAGATAAGAAAGACGAATTGCCGACGCAATACGATCCCGATGATTATTGGAATGACTGGGATGAAATTGAAGCCGATAACACAGATATCGGATTCACCAAACTAACTGAAAAGCTGTGGGATATATTCCACCTGGCTGAAAAGTCAAACAGTGAATACTGAGCTGTTCTAACCTGTTGACGATTGCCTGGAAATCTGGTATAATTGTACCAACCACATAAATTAAGAGACGTCTGGCGAGAGGCGTAGGTCTCTCGCCATTGTTGCGTCACAAGCGGCGCATGTTCCCTCGGGGGCGTGCGCCATTTTTTGTTCTATGCCAACACCACGCGCGGGCGAATCGAAAGATGACTTCATTGAGCGCTGCATTCCGGTTGTGCTGGAAGACGGCACGGCGGATGATAGCGATCAGGCCGTGGCGGTATGTAATAGCATGTGGGAACAGGCTGACAAGCAAGGCAACTTCCGGCGCATCACCTATAACGGCGTGACCGTCCAGGCGACCGGCCGGCGCAGCAGAGTACGCCCGCACGGTACGCCGGGGGGATAGCGAGCGAGAGGTGCATTACGGCGATCCCAACCTGCCCATGCGGCGCACCAACCCGGATGCACGCCGCAACTTTATGGCCCGCCACAATTGCAGCGAGAAGAAGGACCCATTCGCCCCTGGCTTTTGGGCCTGCTACGACTGGGCCAACACAGACGAAAAGGAGCGCGGCATGACCGATAGCACTACCAGCACAGTTGACGCGGAGGTAGTAGTCGAGGAAGAAGCGCAAGCGGAGAAGGGCCTCATTGCCGGCCCCGGCATCCCCGACGGGACCGGGCCGATGTGCAGTGACTACATCCCGATAGACGTTACCACCTTTGCCGGCCTGGACGAGTACATGCAGGGCCAGGTGCTGGCGGCAGAGATCAAAACCCGCCAGGCGCAATTCTCCGAGTTGGCCCAAAACGTCTTTGCCAACCCGGAAATCGACGACAAGGCCAGCGCCTTGCGTGCGCTGGCTGACGAGTTCGCCGGGCGGCTGGGTGACGTGGGCAAGGAGGCCGACCGCGACAAGGCGGCTATGAAGACGGTCGGCGGCAAGCGATACCCCGCCGGCGACTTCCTGGTGGTCGAGGACTCGGAGAAGCCAACCACCTGGCACTTGCAGGTAAAACGCAACGGCACGCCGGACCGGGGCCTGGCCTCGGCGGCCTGGGCGGCGCTGTTCAGTCCCGGCGGGCACCGGGGCAACTCCTACCAGGGACCCGATAAAGAAGCGGCCCGGCGCAAGCTAAAAGCCCTATATCGCTCGCAGGAGTGGGACATGCCAAACACCAGCAAGGCCCAGCCGGGCCTATTCCAGCAGGTAGTAGACGCCCTCAAAAGCGTCATCCCCCAGGACGAGCCCGATCCGCCTGCCAATGGCCTGATGCTATGGAAAGAGGAAGACGGCACCTACACCTGGCTGGCGCGGTACAGCAATAATTTTAGAGACGACGACAACCCCCCGGAGATCATCACCGCCAAGTCACACCAGCGTTTCGTGGACCTGGTAGACAGCGGAGAGGCTGAGCCGCCTGAACTATGGCTGTGGCACCGGCCCGAGTGGAAGTGGGGCCATGCCACCTGGGTGGCCTACGATGATACGGGGTTCGCTCTGGCCGGCGGCAAAGTGGACAAAGGCAAGGAGCCGCTGGCCGACGCCATCATGGCGATAGACCCGGGCCAGGTCCGGGTTTCGCACGGTATGCCTATCGGAAGCGTGAAACGTGATGCCGATGATCCGTCACTCATCGTAGAGCACCTGACACGCGAACTCAGCCCGTTGCCGGCCTGGGCAGCCGCAAATCAGTTAACGGGCTTCATCATCCAGTCTAAGGAGGCTGACAGTATGGCAATTCCGCAGGAGAAGCGAAAGACGCTTCAAGAGGAATGGAATCTGTCTGACCAGCTCCTGGGCTTGGTGGAGGCCGCCAATGCCTCTGACAAGGAATCAGCGGAGGAGGCCGGCATCGAGCACAAGGAGAAGGATGCAACAGAGACCACACAAGACGCCCAGCCCGAGGGGGAAGGGGAGGCGGAGGTTTCGCAGCCCCTGACCCGCGACGAGCTGGGCCAGGTGGTGAGCGCCATCGGCCAGCACCTGACCACGGTCAACCAGCAGTTGGAAGCGCTGGCGGGCCAGGTCAAGGAGTTGACCGACCAACGCGCCGCCGCCGACGCAGAAACGTTGACCGACTTGTTTGAACGGGCCATCGGGCACGAAAATGCCAGGGTGGACCGGCGCACCAAGGAAGCCAAAGCCGGCCCCAGGGAGACCCAACCCGACGAGGCCGAGCAGGTCATCGCTACCGGCAATCCGCTGGTAGACAACATGGTCAGCGCGCTGGTGACCGGCGCAGCCTGGGACGGCTTCAAGCCCCAGGGGGAGGTGTAGGATGGACGAGCTTCAGGCAATTCTCAAAACGCTGGCGACCAACCAGACCCAGTTGACCGAGCTGCTTAAGGCCAACGGACTGCACACCAAGACGCCGGCCAACACGGCCACCTACACCGAGTTGCACGGCCTGGGCGGCATTTTCAGCACGCCGGGGTTGGAGCGTGAGATCATCACTACTCACGTCCGCCCACACGGTATATCTACCCTGCTGCCCAAGCTGGCCACAGTCTACGAAGACCCGACTTTTGGCGCCCTGACCGGCTACAGCGACGACCAGGGCGACGAGCCAGCCCAGCCGTGTGACGACGCCCCACAGGGCTTCGTCAAGGCGTGTAACCTGACCGCCCGCTTCGGGCGCGTGCAGCGCGACACCGAAACCATCGAGATGGACAAGGTGATGCTGCGCGTGAGCCGGGGCGACTTCACCGACTTGCGCCTGGTGGGCGAGGTGCTGGGTATGACCGACCTGTATCCCCAGGGCCTCAACCAGAGCCAGATCCTCAACCTGGTTACCATGAGCGAGCTGGTCAACGCCGCGGTTCGCCTCGAGCGCCGCTTGTGTTCGCACGTGTGGACCGGCAGCCCGGCCAACAACAACCCCGGCGGCGGCTATGCCGAGTTCCCCGGCCTGGACAACCAGATCGCCACAGGCCAGGTGGACGCCGATACTAATGCCGCCTGCCCGAGCCTGGACTCCGATGTCAAAGACTTCGACTACAACGACGTGTGCGGTACCACTCAAGACATTGTTGAAGTCATGTCGGCTTTGGAGTACTTCATCTACACCCTGGCCGACGACACCGGGATGCAGCCGGCGCAGTGGGTGTGGGTCATGCGGCCCCAACTTTGGTATGAGTTGACGGCCTGCTGGCCATGCAAGTACAACACCAACCGCTGCACCAGCATCGGCGGCGACCACCAGGTCATCACCGACGGGCGCGAGAACGTGAGCCAGCGCGACGCCATGCGGCGCGACATGACCATCGACGTGAACGGGCGCAACTACCCGGTGGTGACTGATACCTGCATCTATGAGCAGAACAGCACCAACGACGCGGCCAACCTGGACCCCGGCGAGTATGCCAGCAGCATCTACTTCGTGCCGTTGCGGGTGACGGGCAACTTCCCCGTTACGTACATGGAGTACCTGGACTACCGCCAGGCCGGCGCCGACATCGCGCTGATGCGTGGGCGTGAGGACTTCTGGACTGACCGGGGTATCTACTCCTGGGCGGTCGAGCAGACCAAGTGGTGTTACAAGTTCAGCGTCAAGACCGAGCAGCGCGTGGTGCTGCGTGCCCCGCAACTCGCGGGCAAGATCGATAACGTCAAGTACAGCCCGTTGCAGCACTTGCGCGACTATGACCCGGACAACACGCACTGGGTCGATGGAGGCGTAAGCCTTCGCAGCAAGGGCACACGCTACGCCGTATGGATGTAACCTATCCTAGCAGCAACTAGACTGAGGGGGCCAGGCGGCCCCCTCTTTTTGTCCCTAAACGCAAAAAAGCCCCCGGTCAAAAAGCCCCCGGTCACCAAGACCGGGGGCAATTTGCTGCTGCTTACTCAAGCCATCCTGATATCCATTCTACCAATTCGGCCCACGTCGCCGGCGTCAGCCAGCGCACGGTAAAGGTGTACGTCTGATTGGATTCCTCGGGCATAGGTGCTGACGAGCCGGGCGGGGTGGGGGCCGGCGTTGGTGCAATCTCAGTCGGTGGTGTCCAGGGCGTGGGGACCGGGGATGAGAAAGCGCCAGCGGTAGCAGTAGATAGCGCAGCCAGTAGGATGGCCAGGGCGAACATGGCGATTAGTGACTTGTTCATAGCAGCCTCCTGCTACCAGTAT